GACGAACACTCGGCATAAAAGAAGCACCAGGTACTTTGAAAGTAAAAAATTCAGATAGTTCTTGTAGTAAACCTAAATCTTCACTTGTGCATTTAATATAGGATTCGTTATACTTTGTTACCGTTAATTCGTTCATCTAATTCGTCATATGAAATATTTGTCCAGTTATCTCTCTCGTCTAATTCTTCTATATTATCCCCTACATGTATAAATTCGTGTTTATCGTATTTGTTTAATAATCGTTTTGTATGATTTATCCAGTTATCTGGTTGTACTGCTTTTGCATTTGGCCCTACATACCCTACTGTTCCTTTGTATAGATTGTTTACTTTGTCGTTCTTCGACTTGTAATCGTACCCCACCAAATAAACCTTGTTGCTTACATCCGCTGCCATTAGTGCAATCAAAACACCTGCGTTTGTCTTCTCCTGTTGGTACTTGCCCAATCCCATCACTTTGTCTTTCTTTTTTGTCCATGTTATTTTATATCCTTCTTGATCCTCACCAAAGTGTAACTTAAAATCATCTTCATGCCACTCTTTATTTTCTTCACGAAATTTTTTCATTACATCTACATTATTTGCCCAACACACAAAAAATCTTTTCTTTTCACCTTTCCAAACCCATTCATCTGTATAATTATTTACATCATCAATATCACCTAAAAACTTTGTGACTGTTTCTGGGTAGAATAATTTTTCATACATGGTATGTGGATTTTTCTCCCATGCTTTTAAATATACAGGATGTTCAAATGCATAACCACTACGATATATTTCATGACAAATATTATAATCCATTGCGACTAACACATCTGGCACAAAGTCTCTATATAAACCATTGCACCCATATATCTTGCCATGTGGTCTTAATCTTTCTAAATCAAAGTCTTTACGACTTTCACCATTACCAATACAAAATATCATTTTACAAAATATTTTATTATTTTTTTAAGAGGTTCATACACTTTCCATATTTCTTTAATATGATTATCTAATTTTTTATTAAGATCGTCTATTTTTTTCTCTATGCGTTTTAAATCTTCTTTACTCATTACATACTACCCATAGTAAATTTTTTCCACTCTATTGCGTTCTTAATTTGAAATGTGCGATTGTTTATTTGTTTAAGTGTACTTTCACAGTAACCACATATTTGTTTTAGATATTCTATTTTTTGTCTTGACTTAATTATATCTTCGTCAGCGTCAATAAATTTATCAACGTCTTGTCTTAATACTTTTAAATCAAAATTACTATCTTTATATTCTTGTGGTTCTGCTTTACCTGTATAGAATAACCATTTTTTTAAATGTAATTGTGAGTGGTCACCTTCTGCTTTTTTAAGCATAAGAGCATATGTAGAATATGTTTTTAGATATTGAGAATGAAGTTGTGGTGTCTTTAGACTTTCTAGGTCTAGTTCAGTATCATCAATTTTCAAATCTTTCTCGGCCTTCGCCTGAAGTTCATCAAGTGTCATTATTTAATCCTTTGTATTATATAGTAAACTAAAAAGGGGTCGTATATGTATGTTTCTTATATCCTAGTGTAACAGTTGCTTGTAGATATTCAATATCAGTTGCATTTTGATTATACTCTAGAGCAGATAATGCCTTAGGATATGTATCTTCAAAAGATAATTCAACAATAGGTATATTTCTTGCTGACAGTATAATTAGTTTTGCGTCTGAAAATATTGCACCATCATTAGTTGCTGTTGTTACTCTACCTGCGTCTTGAAGATTTGCTTGTTGAGATAAAGGCATTCTATCGCCACCATCTGTAATTAAAGCACGATATTTGTCATCACTATCTACTTGTGCAAGACCAGTCATCCAGTCATGTACACTACGATAGTTTGTTAAATCTTCATCTACAATAAAAGTTACAGTTAAGTCTTCAAATGTTAAATCATTACCTGGTATTCTTACAGGCATAAGTCTAGTTGGTTGATTTATTTCTGTTAGGGTTATACCTGGTATATTTGCTTGAATTGAGTTAAACTCTACTCTAGGTAATTTAGATATTTGAAACTTAAACTTTGTAGGATCAGCATAGTCTAAACCTGACCCACTTGGTTGTTTACTTGATAATGTTGTATCAGTCATATTAGTATTTATAATAAAAAAAGGGGGCGTATTATCGCCCCCCTCTAGTGGTGTTCTATACCGTTTCCAGTATAGAGGTGAACCTTTATTACATAAGGTTAGTTACTTTAACCATTCTGTAATAGATGTTTGATTGGTCTGTACCTACGTCAGAAGTCTGAGCAGAACTTTCCGCAAATGGGTTTCTAATTAAACCATATCTAGTTTTGAAACCAATTTTTGGTTGGAAAGTTGATTCCCCAACCGCTCTCACCATTTGTAGTGGAACGTATGGGCAATAGAACATACCAGCGTCATAAGGTGAAGTACCTTTGTAACCCACTGTGAAGTATTGAGCCGCAGTATTATTTGACGCATATGGGTCAATGTATACTTTGTATCTTCCGTTTAAAGTACCAGCAAAAGTGTTACCAGTATCGTCAACGTTTAGTGAGTTGTTAAGAGCTGGAGTATAATCTAATATACCTGCCATTTGTAAAGCAGAAGCAACGTCTGAAGAACAGATAAGAATGTTACCTTTTCCTCTTCTTGTTTCTTGTGCGATTACGTTAGCGTCTCTTTCTACTTGGAACATTAAACCTTTAAACTTCTCAACAGACCATCTACCGTTTGAATCAGTATCTAGATCGAAAGTACCTGAAGTTGTAGTGTTAATGTTTGCACCTTTTTTCGCTTTTTCGTAAATTGTTCTTACTACTTCTCTATTGATTTCCGCAAGGATCTCAGCAGATAAGATGTTAGCCAATTCTGTTTCTGCGTCTAAACCATGAATTGCTTTTAAGTCTTGAGCAAGTTCCATAGTGTATTCTGCTTTTAACTGTCTAGTTTTAGCAGTTACAGTTGACTTCTCGATTGAGAAAGCCATTTCAGCGAATGATGATGAAGCTTCAGCAGTTGCTGTTGCAATACCAGTACCAGTTGTTACTGATGTAGTAGTGTCGTTCATTAAACCTGGGTTTAGTGAGCCACTCATAGTACCAGTACCAGAGAAGTCTGAATCAGCTTCGTTAAATAGTGCCTCTGTGCCGCTGTTTGAAGTAAATCTTGACTTCATTGCAAAGATCAGACCAGTTGGTCCAGTCATTGGTTGTACGCCACAGATATCGTATGCGATAAGGTTAGGCATTGCTCTTCTTACGAGAGAAATTAGGATAGGATCCCAATTCGCTACGGCAGCATCACCTGTTACGTTTGCGATTTCTCCCAAGAATGCTTTGTCTTCTTTCGCAGCTTTTTCTTGGTTTTCCAGGATAACAGCAGTTACCGCTTTCTTGTAAGGGTTGTCTATTTTTGGTAGATCACCATGTTCAAGAACCGGAGCCCACTTTTCCTGTAAGTTTTGTGAATTAAACATTATGTTTATCTCTCCTTATTTCTTATTGATTATTGTAGATATCTCTACTTTTTCCCCTACTGATCGCAGCCGTATAACGAGACATGCTATCAGACATATCTGCTACTATGTTACCATCATTGGAATCTTGTTTTACTGTATCAACATTTTCTGTTGATTCAGGTGCTGTTGCTTGTCCAAAGTAACTTTCTTTAATTGTAGAAAGTTTTTTAGAGTATGCGTCAGCATTTTCGAATGCTACATCTTCTACTAAAGATTTCATTTTTTCTTTTTCTGTATCAGCCATTCCGTCAACAGCACTTTCAAAAATTTCATCTTTTGTGTAACCTTCGATTAACTTTTTATCTTCGATAGACTTGTTAGTCATTTCATTGATTTTAGCTTTTGCTTCTTCCAGTTCTTTTTCTTTCGCTTCTAGAACGTCATACTTTTCATCTGGAACATCAATGTAATGATCTTCGAATAGTTGTTTTAAGCCACCAATAAAGTCTTCAGCGATTTCGCCCTTAATACCTTTTTCGATAGCAAGTTCGTTATCAGCCATCCATTGTTCTACAACGTAGTTTAGATAGTTGTCGACTTTAGTTGTTAGTTCTTCTTTA